GGCATTTATACATACGGCAGATTTTTCGGGAAAAAGGGTCTGATCCGAAGGAAAATCTATGATTATAGATCACAATTCGACAATTTATAAACAAAATTTGCGGGTTTCCGGCAAAAATCGCTTTAATGGTGCTTTTTATTACAGCAAGGAAATTGTGAAGCGGATCATCCCGAACGTCCGGACGGACCGGAGCTGGATCACGGTCAACGTGCAGGGTCTCGGATGCGATCACGCGATCGTCTTCATCCACAACAATCTGCGTCCGGAGAACTACGACCATCTGAAGCCGTACAGAGATCTGATCCTGGTATGCGGGATCCCGGAGACCGTTCCGAAGGTCCAGCATCTGGGGACTGCGATTTATCTGCCGCTGTCCGTGGATGTTGAAGCGGTGAAGCTGTTCCGGAGCGAGAAAACGATGAAGACGGCATTCGCAGGAAGACCGTCAAAGAAAACCGGAGCGCAGCTGCCGGCAGGGATCGATTATATCGAAGGCCTGCCAAGGATCCAGTTCCTGCAGAGAATGGCAAGATACGAGAACATCTATGCAGTCGGAAGAACGGCGATCGAGGCGAAGATCCTCGGATGCAATATCCTGCCGTATGATCCGAGATTTCCGGATCCGGAGCGCTGGGAGATCATGGATAACCTTGAAGCAGCATATCTGTTGCAGAAAAAGCTGGATATCATAGACGGAGAAAAGGATTGAGATACAGGAGGAGAAAAATGGCAAGGATGAAACCTGACTTAAAAGAAAGACTGAGAGACAGCATCCGTGAAGCGGGCAAATGGATCCAGGAGAACGCGGATCAGCTTGTTCCGGAAACGCGGATGATGAGAGATATGAACATCTGGATCCGGTTCAACTCAGTGGACGAACCGCCGGAGATCAATGTAGAGCACACATGGTATTCAGAAGGAATGATCCGGGCATTACTCGGGGAAGGAAAGGACGATGGCAGCGAAGGCGACATGGAGAAAAAAGATCCGGGCAGCCTGTGAGGAAGCCGGAACATATCAACCGTTTTTCGATCTCGCCATCGAGCAGCTCGCCGGGATCATGGAGACGAGAGACCAGGCACAAAAGCAGTACAAGGCCATGGGGAAGTCTCCAGTGATCCAGCACACGAATAAAGGTGGGGCGACGAATCTGGTGAAGAATCCCGCGCTGGTGGTTATCAACGACTGCAACCAGCAGGCACTGGCATACTGGAGAGATCTGGGACTGACGCCGCAAGGCTTCCGGAAATTAGGAAACGACACATCGTCAGACAAACAGAAAGAGGGCACGTTCGAGGAACTGCTCTCCGGAATAGGAATATAGGCGCTGCCGAAAAGCAGCGCATTTTTATGGAATGCTGCCGGAACAGTAACGGGCCTGCTTGCTAAGCAGAGGCCGGCGAGAGCCGAAGGAGGTGCGACTCCTCCGCATTCCGCCAGGATCCCTCCGGAGGGGGATCAAAACAATACCTCCGGACCGTGCATGAAGATCAAGAGACCTGATGGATGAAAAGAAAACAAGAAGCTACAAAAACATAGTAGATCAGTATGTCGATGATGTTCTCTCCGGAGCGAAGATCGCAGGGGAGAACATCATCGATGCCTGCAGGAGATACAGAGAGGATCTGCAGCGTGACGATCTGGAACTGAGGACCAGAGAGCCGGACATCGCAATCAATATCATACAGACCACACTCGTGCATGCGCAGGGAGAAGATCTGAACGGGATCCCGCTGATGGGGAAACCGTTCCTGCTGCAGCCGTTCCAGATGTTCGTGGTATATAACCTCCTGGGATTCTGGTACAAGGGTACGAACAATCGCAGATTCAAGGAAGCCTTTATAGAATGGCCGCGTAAGAACGGCAAGACGTCTTTCGTGGCAGGGCTCGCCTGGGCCGTTGCGATCCTGCAGCGAAGAAGCGGATCCCGGGTGTACATCGTAGGCGCTGCGTTAAAGCAGGCGCTGCAAGCGTTCAACTTCCTGCTGTTCTCTCTGCAGTATCAGAAGATTGTGGGCAAGTTCGAAGTAAAGAACAACAGCTTCGATCATTCGATCAGGTACATCTTCCGGGATGCCTCCGGGCGTCCGGATGGATCCATCGAGATCATCGCGCTGGCATCGAATCCGGATACACAGGATTCATTCAACTGCAACTTCGCGATCTGCGACGAGGTCGCAGCATACAGGAAGCCGGCGCAATACAACCGATTCAAAGAGGCGATGAAGGCATACCAGAACAAGCTGATCGTGGGCATCACGACGGCAGGCGACAATGTCAACAGTTTTGGGTATGCCCGCCAGGAGTACGCGGTCAAGGTGAGCGCAGGTCTGATCAAGGACGACAGCTTCTTCTCATTCGTCGCAAGGGCAGACCAGGACGACAAAGGAGAAGTCGACTTCACGAATCCCGTCCAGCATGAAAAGGCGAATCCGAACTACGGAGTCACGATCCGGCCGGAGGACATCCTGCAGGAATCGCTGCAGGCGATGAACGATCCGGTGCAGCGGAAAGACTTCCTGTCCCGGTCCCTGAACATATACACCAGCAGCATGAGAAGCTGGTTCGACCTGGACGAGTTCAAGCGGAGCGACAACAACTACAACTGGACGTTGCAGCAGCTGGCGAAGATGGACATCACATGGTACGGCGGCGCGGACCTGTCCAGAAGATACGACCTGACAGCTGCAGCGCTGTTCGGGCACTACGACAAAGAGGATGTGGACATCATCATCACACACGGATTCTTCCCGGTCACAGAGGCCGCGAAGAAGGCGGATGAGGACAACATCCCACTGTTCGGATGGAAAGACGATGGATGGCTGACCATCTGCAACACGCCGACGGTGAACATCTCGGATATTGTTAACTGGTTTATAGAGATGCGGAAGATGGGATTCCGGATCCAGGAGATCGGTCACGATCGCAAATTCTCCGGAGAAGAGTATTACCCGGCCATGAAGCGGGCAGGATTCCGTATCGCGGAGCAGCCGCAGATGTACTGGATCAAGTCAAAAGGCTTCCGGAGGATCGAGACATCAGCGAAAAACGGGAAATTATATTATCTGCATTCAGAGGCGTATGAATACTGCGTCTCAAATGTGCACGCAATAGAGAAAACAGACGACATGATCCAGTATGAGAAGATCTCTCCGGAGATGCGTATGGACCTGTTCGACGCATCCGTGTTCGCTGCGGTGCGCTGGATCGAATCTCATACGCGGAATGAAAGAATCAGAAACTGGTGGGGGAAGGGTGAATGAAAAATCCATTTAAGAAAAGAGAGCAGTCATGTATCGGTTTCCTGATAGATCAGCAGAGTGACGGACTGTGCGTCCCGGGATACACGTCCCTGGATAAGAATCCGGAGATCATGACGGCCTGCAGAAGCATCGCGGAGCTGATCGGAACGATCACGATTCATCTGATGATGAACACACCGGACGGGGACGTCCGGATCGAAAACGAGTTATCCAGAATGATAGACATCACGCCGATGCCGTACATGACCAGGAAGGCATGGATGGAATCCATCGTCATGAATCTTCTGCTGTACGGCAAGGGGAACGCAGTCGTCCTGCCGCATACGCGCGCAGGGTACCTGCGGGAGCTGGAGCCGATCGCAGCGGACCGGGTGTCTTTCGTTCCGATCGGATACAGCGATTACCAGGTATGGATCGACGGGAAGGCATTCAGGCCGGACGACGTCCTGCACTTTACTTACAACCCGGACAAGCTCTATCTGTGGAAGGGCCAAGGCATCAATGTGTCGCTGAAGAGCATCGCGGACAATCTGAAGCAGGCAGAGGCGACGAAGAAGGGCTTCCTGCAGAGCAAGTGGAAACCGTCGATCATCGTCAAGGTCGACGCGATGAATGATTCCTTCGCGGATCCGAAGAAGCGGAAGGAGCTGCTGGAGAACTACATCAAAACAGAGGGCGCCGGGCAGCCGTGGGTCATCCCGGGCGAGCAGATAGATGTGAAGGAGATCCGGCCGCTGACGCTGGCGGATCTGGCCATATCGGACACAGTAGAGATAGACAAGAAGACGGTGGCTGCCGTGATCGGCGTGCCGCCGTTTTTAGTGGGCGTCGGAGACTACGATCAGGAAGCCTGGAACAACTTCGTCAGAACGAAGGTCCGGGCCATCGTGACAGGGATCGCGCAGGAGATGACCAGAAAACTGATCATCAGCCCGGACTGGTACCTCAGATTCAACGAGCTGAGTCTGCTGGACTGGGATCTGCAGACGATCGCAAACGTATACGGCGAATTGCGAAAGCAGGGGATCGTAGACGGAAACGAAGTGCGTGACCGGATCGGCATGGGACCGAGAGAAGGACTCAACGAGCTGGTAATGCTGGAGAATTATATCCCAAGCGACAGACTGGGAGATCAGAGCAAACTGAACGGAGGGACAACATGAAAAGGGACGGTATAGGGAAGCGGCAGATCCGCATGGTCTGCACAGATTTTAAAACGCGGGAAGACGGCGAGGATCCGATCATCGAAGGATACTTCGCCGTTTTTAATAGCAACTACGACATCGGATATGGAATGAGTGAGTCCATCGCGCCGGGCGCTTTTGAAGAGGCGCTCGGAGGAGACGTGAGGGCGCTCATCAACCACGACACGACGCTGGTTCTGGGTCGAAACAAAGTGAAGACTCTGGAACTGCGTGAAGATGCTCATGGGCTCTGGGGGCAGATCCGGATCAATCCGAACGATTCGGCTGCCATGGATCTCTATGAGAGAGTCAAACGTGGAGACGTGGATGGGTGCTCGATCGGATTCGACATCGCGTCCGAGGAAACCGATTTCCGGGAGGACGGGACAGTGCACTGGACGATCACAAAGATCAATCCGCTGTACGAGGTAAGCTGCTGTACGTTCCCGGCGTACACAGAAACGAACATAGAAGCCAGGCAGGAGCAGAAGGACAGCATCGAGAAGAGGCAGAGCGAAGTCTGGCGGGCGCAGATGAAAGAGAGGGTAAAGAATGGCACTCAGAGCACTGATGAAGCGTAAAGAGCTCGAACGCGCTAATACAGAACTGGCCGAACTGAGAACCAGAAGGGAACAGCTGCAGACGCGTGAAGCGGAGCTGACACAGGCGATCGAGGAAGCGGAGACCGAAGAAGAGCGCACGGCCGTCGAGGAAGAGGTCGCGGCGTTTGAAGCGGACCGCACTGAGGTCGATGAAGGCATCGCAGGACTCGAAGAGAGAGTCGGGACCATCGAGCAGGAGCTCGCAGAGATCGAGCAGGCACAGGAACCGGCACCGGCAGCGCCGGCACCGGCAGCAGAAAGCGAAAGGAGCAATGTAACAACTATGAACAGAAGAAACATCTTCAGAGCCATGGACATGCAGGAGAGAACTGCAATCTTCGCGCGTGAGGACGTTAAGGAATTCCTGATGCGCGTCAGAGAAGTTATGAAGGAGAAGAGAGCGGTCAGCGGCGCGGAGCTGCTGGTTCCGGAAGTATTCCTCGGACTGATCCGTGAGAACATCATGGAATACTCCAAGCTGTACAAGCACGTCAACGTCAGACCGATCGGTGGATCCGGAAGAGCTGTCGTCATGGGAACCATCCCGGAGGCAGTATGGACTGACTGCTGCGGGATTCTGAACGAGCTCGCGCTGGGATTCGCTGACGTCGAACTGGACTGCTGGAAGGTCGGTGGATACTTCGATATCTGTAACGCGACTCTGGAGGATTCCGACATCGATCTGGCATCCGAACTTCTGACCGTTCTGGGCCAGGCGATCGGACTCGCGCTGGACAAGGCGATCGTTTTCGGTCTCGGGACCAGAATGCCGCTCGGAGTCTTCACGAGACTGGCGCAGACTTCCGAACCGGCGGATTATCCGGACACAGCAAGACCGTGGGTCGACCTGCACACTTCCAACATCAAGACCATCGCGTCCAGCGTGACAGGGATCGAGCTCTTCAGAGCATTCGTGATCGATACAGCTGCGGCGAAGGGCAAGTATTCCAGAGGCGAGAAAGTATGGGTCATGAATGAGACTACATACACTGCACTGATCGCGGCAGCGATGGCGGTCGATGCAGGCGGCGCGATCGTCGCAGGAGTCAACGGCGTAATGCCGGTAATTGGCGGGGTAATTGAAGTTCTGGACTTCATCCCTGACAACGTCATCGTCGGAGGATACTTCGACCTGTATCTGCTGGGCGAGAGAGCCGGAACCAAGCTGGCACAGTCCGAGCATGCGAGATTCATCGAGGACAGAACAGTCTTCAAGGGAACCGCAAGATATGACGGAAAACCGGCCATCGCGGAAGGCTTCGTCGCCATCGGCATCGGCGGGACCACACCGTCTGCTTCCGGGATCACGTTCGCGCCGGACACAGCGAATGCTGCGGACTCGGAATAACGCAGGACGAGGGAAACGAGCTGCCTGATCTCACAAGCATGACCAAAGCAGAGCTGACGGAATATGCTGAGTCTCTTGGGATCGAGGTTCGCTCGTCCTGGACGAAGGCTCAAATCATAGCAGCGATCGAGGAGGCCAGCGCATGACGACAGAAACAAAACTTCAGATGCTGAAGATTGATCTCGGCATCAAGACAACTGCATACGACGAGCGGCTGACTCAGTATCTGCAGGCAGCATCCGGAGAAATCGAGAGAGAGGGCGTGACTCTCTCTCCCGACAGTATCGAAGACGCGAATCTGCAGATCATGTACGCTGCATGGATGTGGAGGAAGCGCGACCCCGGAGAAGGAATGCCGCGCATGATCCGCAGGCAGATCAACAACCGCCTGTTCGACATGGGAGGTGGATCCGATGGATGATGTGATAACGCTGATCAGTGAACCGGTGACGTCATACGACGAATACGGAAACGAGATCAGAGAGGCACAGGAGACAGATGTCTTCTGCCAGATCTACGGAGTGACGCGGAACGAGTTTTACTCCGCAGCCGTGGCGAATCTGCATCCGGAGATCACGGCCCGCCTGTCAGACTTTGCTGACTATGCCGGCCAGAAGCTCGCAAGATATAACGGCGTCCTGTATTCGGTGATCCGGACATACAGAGACGCCGGATCTTTGCATCATGGATCCGGCATGGGACCAAACGGGATCGAGCTGCTGCTGGAGAGGAAAATCGGAGATGGCTAAGAGCGTACAGGATCAGATCAGAGCGATTCTGGAAGAATACGGGCAGGAAGTGCAGGAAGTCGTCAACAAGGCTGCAATAGAGACCGCCAAGGAGACCGTCAAGGACCTGAAGCAGACATCGCCAAAGAGCAAGAGAGCCGGAAAGCACTATGCGAACAACTGGGCGATGAAAGAGAAGAAGATCCCGGCCGGCGGAATCAACACCGTGGTGTATAACAAAGCGCCGACATACCGACTGACGCATCTGCTGGAGAAGGGCCACGTGGTAAAGAACCAGTACGGGACCTACGGCAGAGCACCGGCCATCCGGCACATCGAGCCGGCAGAGGAGCGTGGCGTGGAGAACTTCCTGAGAAAGGTGGAATCAGAACTATGACAGTGTTTCAGATGCTGCAGACGCTGGGCCGGCCTGTTGCATATGGATATCACTCTACAGAGCAGGAGCTTCCGTACTTCTGCATCGTGGGATCCGGGCAGGATCAGTTCCAGGCGGACAACACATACTATCTGGTCAAGGACAGGACACAGATCGAATATTACTTCAAGAGAAAGGATCCGGACTTTGAAGCGGAGATCGAAGCTCTCCTGCTGGAGAACGGATTCAAATACGAAAAGACGGAAGACATCTACATCGAAGATCAGGATGTCTTCTTGATTTATTACGACATTTAGAAAGGAGAAACCATGGCTAACAAGGTACTTTTCGGCGTCAGCAACCTGCACGTCGGTCTGTATAGCGTGAGCGATGAGGGCGTAGTCACCCTGGGGACACCGATCCATGTTCCGGGAACCGTCAACATCAGCCTTGAAGCGGAATCCGAAGAGAACACGTTCTACGCGGACAACGTCAAGTACTGGACGGGATACTCTGACAACGGCTACACCGGAGAGATCGAGAACGCGCTCTTCGATGATACGTTCAAGACCACGTTCATGAACTACGTAGCACTGGACGGCGGAGGCATCGCGCAGATCAAAGGCATGCAGAACAAGAAGGTCTACTTCATGTTCCAGGCAGAGGGAGACGAGAAAGCAAGACGCGGGATCTTTTATAACGTCGCTCTCGGGCAGATCACCCGGGAATATGCCACGACAGAAGACACTATCGAACCGGCGACGGCGACGCTGCCGTTCACAGTGAATGGAGACAACGGGACCGGGATCGTCCGTGCGGCATACGAGCAGGGAGCAGCAGCATACGACACGCTGTTCACAAATCCGCCTGTTCCGGCGCTGCCGGCACAGTCCGAATAATCCTCCTGGGCGGGATAGGGCCGCTCCCGAAAAGCGGTCATCGCTGCCGCCTTCCCGCCTTTACTTCAGCGATTCACGAAGCGAGGTGAAACCATGATCAGAGAGATCAGGATCGAGGACAAGAAGATAGAGATCGATTCGTCAGCCGGGTGGCTGTACGAATACCGAGACAGATTCGGGCATGACATCCTGCCGGACATCATGCCGATCATCGAAAGCGTACTGGCAGCAGGAATAAGCGTGCTGCAGGAGTCCGGCGGAGAAGTTAACGAGAAGACCATCATGGACGCGCTGAACAATGACGCGCTGGTGGAGGCATTCATTAAAGTGTCAGGGATGGAAACTCTGACAATTTTCAACATTTTTTGGGCTATGGCGTACAACGCAAACGATAAGATCCCGGGGCCGAAGGAGTTTTTTAATCAGTTCGAACGGTTCCCGCTGGATGTGGCCGTTCCGGCGCTGTTTTATACGATCATTGATTCTTCGATCAGCTCAAAAAACGCGGAAAGACTCCTGACAAAGGTAAAAGAAGTGAGCCCGTCGGACTGGATACAGTCACGATCGCAGGAGTCGAAAGAGGGCTGACAGTAGATGCGATGCGCGACATGGAGATCGGGCAGATCATCGATTATGTGGAAGAATACAACCGGATGCACAAGCTGAGCGACAGAAGCGGATCCGGAAGGAATAAACAGAAAGAAAAAGAACCAGACACAAGGAGAGCAGCAACACAGGCAGACTGGGACGCGTTCCTGGGGTGATTACATGGCGATCGGAAAAAACATAAAAGGAATCACAATAGAGTTCAACGGCGACACGACCAAGCTGGGCGAAGCGCTGAACAAGATCGAAAAAGAAACAAAGGGAATAGATTCGGAGCTGAAGAGCGTGAACCGTGCTCTCAGATTCAACCCGGGGAACGTGGAACTCCTGGAACAGAAGCAGAAGATCCTGAACACAAGGATCGGAGAGACGAAGAAGCAGCTGGAGGCGCTGAGGACTACACAGGCGAAAATGGACGAGGATCCGTCCGTAGATAAGAACTCGCAGGACTACAGAGAGCTGCGCAGGGAAATCATAGAGACTGAATCAAAACTGAAGCACTTTGAGGGACAGCTGCAGAAGACGGGCGATGAGTTAAAGAAAATCGACAGCTACGATTTTAAGAAGCTGGGCGGACAGTTCGACAAGCTCGGCGGAAAGCTGAAATCGGTCGGGTCATCGATGTCGAGGTATGTCACCGCGCCAATCGTCGGAGGGGCTGCAGCAGCGACAAACCTCGCATCGGACTATGAGGAGAACCTGAACAAGATCGATGTGGCATTCGGATCCAGCTCAAAGGAAGTAACAAACTGGGCAAACAATGCAATGAAGGAATTCGGACTCTCCAAAGTAGCGGCATCCGGAGCGGTATCTGCATTCGGAGCACTCGGAAAAGGCATCGGGCTGACTGATAAAGACGCTGCAGGGATGTCGACGACACTGGCAGGACTTTCCGCAGATCTGGCATCATACTTTAATACCAGCAATGAAGACGCGGCGAAGGCGCTGGAGGGGATCTTCACAGGAGAATCAGAAGCGCTCAAAAAGTTCGGTGTTGTAATGAGCGATACAAACCTTCAGCAGTTCGCAGCTGATCAGGGACTCGTCTGGAAGGAGATGTCCCAGGCGGAGAAGACGACTCTGCGCTACCAGTATGTTTTGTCAAAGACCAAGGATGCACAGGGAGACTATTCCAGGACATCAGACGGAACAGCCAACAGCATGAAAACGTTCAAGGCCGCCGTGGAAGATCTGGGCGTAGCGTTCGGGACGAACCTGCTGCCGATCATCACTCCGGTCATCCAGAAAATAACGGAGTGGATAAATAAGTTCTCGGAGCTGGACCCGAAAACACAAAAGATCATAACAATCATGGGATTGCTGGCTGCGGCGATCGGACCGGTTCTGGCAGTGGCAGGGGTTATGCTATCAGGGATCGGAAAGTTCATAACGACTATGCCGCAGGTCATTGGATGGATCGGGAAGATCGGGAAAGCGTTCAACGTGCTGAAGGGCATCATGATGGCGAACCCGTGGATGCTGGTGGCAGCTGCAGCCATCGCCGCGATCATCCTGATTTATAAAAATTGGGACAAGATCAAAGCATTCTTCAAGAAGCTGTGGGCCGCAATAAAGACGACCGCGTCTGCGGCCTGGAATGGCATCAAGGAAGCGATCATGGCGCCGATCAGAGCAGCGAAGCAACTGCTGGAAGCGGCATGGGACGGAATAAGGACCAAAACAAAAGAGGCATGGGATCGGATCAAAGAAGCGATTACAGCACCGATCCGGAATGCGGCGGACGTTATCAAAGGCATAGTAGATCGGATCAAAGGGTTCTTCAAATTCAAGTTCAAGTGGCCGCACATCAAGCTACCGCATTTCGCGATACATCCGAAAGGCTGGCAGATCGGAGATCTGCTGAAGGGATCCATACCGTCATTGGGAATAGACTGGTACGCAAAAGGCGGAATCTTCACGAGCCCGACGATTATAGGCAACAGAGGATTCGGAGAAGCCGGAGCTGAAGCGGCATTGCCGCTGGATATCCTGTGGGATCAGATGGCTGACATGTTCAGCAACATGGCGGACAGGATCGTGGAAGGTGTCAACGCATCCGCAGGGATGGACGGCGCTGTTATTACGACGAACGTCATCCTGGACGGAAAGGTGGTCGGAAGAGCGGTGACACCGATCGTAAACGGCGGACTGCATGATCAGAGCATACTGGATCGGAGGCGCGCATGAAGTTAGTATTAGATTCTGAGGTGCTCGCGGGCATCGTGGATTTTGAAGAAATATATGACTTGTCAAAGATGGGATACGGAGTATCCACACCGGAACCGCGCACGAACATGGTCGAGATCCCGGGAAGAAACGGGATGCTGGATCTGACCGGAAGCCTGGGCCCGGTGACATACGGACAGAGATCCGTATGGTTCGCAGCGATGATGGTAGACACACCGCGAAGACTGACGCAGAGATATTCAGAGATCCTTAACAAATACCACGGCCAAAGATGCAAGCTCGTCCTGGATGATGAGCCGGATTATTATTATGACGGGAGATGCGCAGTATCAAGAGAGTACATAGACAACGGAGCGCAGGCGATACGGATCGATCTGGATGCGGATCCTCTGAAGTATCCGGTATACGCATCGGACGAAGACTGGCTCTGGGACCCGTTCAACTTCGAGACCGGCGTGATCAGGAACTACAGTAACATCGTTATCAGCGGAACGAGAACGGTGGGGATCATAGGATACGAGCAGCCGGAGAGCCCGAAGTTCTACGTCACACTGAACAGCGGGCAGTCATCTATGAGAATGGTGTTCGATGGAAATACGTACTATCTGCATAACGGGATGAACAGCTTCCCGCAGATCGTGATCTCTTCGCAGGATGTGCACACGGACATCAACCAGTTCACATTCACGGGATACGGAAAGGTCAGCGTCGACATGAGAGGAGGGATCCTGTAGATGTACTCGATTACAGTCCAAAACCAGACGGGCGAGTATGTGCTGCATAACTCGTATGACGAGACACTGAAGCTGAATCAGCCCGTCCTGAGTCTGGAGCTGAACAAGTCCGGGACGCTGACGTTCGGGATCAACCCGGACCATCCGAACCGGGCACAGATCTTGCCGATGGCATCCGAGATATATGTATACGACGACGATCAGATATACTGGATCGGACGTCCGATCAGCATCGAAGGGAACTTCGACCTGATGGCGGAAGTTACATGCGAGGGCATACTCGGATACCTGCTGGATACGCAGATTCCGCCGTTCGACTTTACCGGGAGCAACTCAATAAGAGGGACAAACTGCATCAGGGCCTTCATCCAGAGACTGATAGAAAGGCACAATTTAAGTGTCGGATCCTTCGGATGGAACGCGAGAAAAAGATTCACGGTGGGGACCGTAACGGTCACGGACTCAAACAACAATCTGGCCAGAAGCTCGGAGGACTATAAGAGCACGCTGGAGACAATCAACGAGAGGCTGATAGAAACACACGGAGGATTCATCCGGCTGCGGGTATCAGGATCCACAAGATATATAGACTACATAGAGACGTTCGGAGCTGCGACGCAGCCGATCACATTCGGGGAGAACCTTCTGGATCTGAGCACGCACACACAGGCGGAGTCGATATATACATGCGTGATCCCGGAGGGCGCACAGATCGGGGACACTGAAAAAAGAGTCACGCTGAGCGGGTATACACCGACGACATCGGTGAGGAACCGGATCACGCAGTACACACATGGAGGCGGTATTTTCTGGGATGGCACGACGGGATACCTGAACGGAGAGTATGCAATCAGAGATGCTGCAGGTGAAGCGGCCCATGGAAGGATCTACATCAAGCAGATATGGGACGACGTAACGCTTCAGGAAAACCTCGCACTGAAGGCGGCGGAATATATCGGGAAGATAAGTGTGCTCGGGACAACGATCGAGCTGTCAGCTGTGGACCTGTCGCGGATAGATGTGGACTATAAGCGGTTCGGCCTGGGAGAGATCGCGCAGGTGATATCACTGCCGCACGACATCCAGGCGGAATACCAGATCACGCAGATGAACATAGACCTGTTTGATCCGGCCGGTTCAAGCATGGTCCTCGGAGGAGAACTGGGGACATACACGTTCGATAATACAAAGCAGGTAACAGAGATCGCCAACCAGATCACAGATGAAGTGTCGTCTGCGGTCCAGAACGCGACCGCGCTGCTATCAGGAGGACTTGGAGGGTACCTGATCATACGACAGGACGACACCGGACAGCCGTATGAGATTCTGATCATGAACGCGGCGACTGAATCGGCGGCGACGAGATGCGTCAGGATTAACAAGAACGGCATCGGCTTCGGGCAAAGCTCGGCAGGATCCACGTCATGGACGTATCGCAACGCGTGGACGATAGACGGGAATCTGGTAGCGGACTTTATTACTACCGGGACGCTGAAGGATCACGCAGGGAATACGCAGCTCAACATGTCGACAGGCGTGCTGACCATGAAGAAGGGAAGCATCAACCTGGGCGGCGGGAGCTTTGCCGTCAATGACCAGGGCGTGCTGACCATGAAGAAGGGAAGCATCAACCTGGGCGGCGGGAGCTTTGCCGTCAATGACCAGGGCGTGCTGACCATGAAGAAGGGAAGCATCAACCTGGGCGGCGGGAACTTTTACGTAAACGATCAGGGCGTGCTGACCATGAAGAAGGGAAGCATCAACCTGGGCGGCGGAAAGTTCACGGTCAACGACAGCGGAGCGCTCAAAGCCATATCGGGGACGATTGGGGGCATGTCGCTGTCGGCAAACTCCTTGACAAAAGTCTTTACTGTAAACGGCAGGCAAGGATTCGTCAGGATGACGGCGCCAACGGGCTTTTCGGAGGATGCGTTCTGTACGGCTTACGGAGGGAACTCAACATTCGCGATACAAGCAACGGGACGGCTAAGAGTCGCACCTACCAAATATGAAGCATCTCCCGGGGAAACTCTGTTTATAGTTGATCAAGATTATGCGTTCATGTATAACAGCTACAATGAAGGAGCTGTAGAGGTCAACTATAACGGAGTGGAGATCAGACCGGGCAACAACAGGACCACATCTGCGCACTACGGCAACCTGTATGTCACTGCTGCAGGATTACTATTCCGCGCGAACGAAGGATCATCATCCCGAAAAATCAAGCACGACATCAAACCGGTCGAGAATGAGGAGCTGGATCCTGATCGTCTGTACGACGTTGAAGTGATCCAGTACAAGTACAACGACGACTTTTTATCGGATGATGATCCAAATAGAGGCAAGGATCTGATCGGGTTCATCGTTGAGGATCTGGATGAGATCTATCCAGCTGCTGTATCAAAAGAGGATCCGGAAGAATCCGAGACATGGACGTGGAGCCCGATCAGGATGATACCGGGGATGCTGCAGCTGATCCAGGATCAGAAAAAAGAGATCGATGATCTGAAAGAAAGACTGGAAAAAGTAGAGTTATTAACGAAAGGAGCAACGAACTAATGGCAAACGTAGCACCTTATGTGGCACAGATCCGGCAGGCGGTCTATGGAGAGCAGGTCCGGGAGTCCATCGCGACATCGATCGAGATGATGAACCAGGACAACATAGACACTCTGCAGGAGTACAACGATACGATCAGCGACGTGGAAGACGCGACGGATGCAGCGAACGCGGCAGCCAGCGGAGCGACGGCGATCACCAACACCGTCCAGCAGAAGCTGGACCGGGGAGAGCTGACGGGACCGCAAGGGCCTGAAGGAACAGCAGCGACGATACAGGTCGGGACAGTCCAGACAGGACAGCCCGGAAGCGCGGTACAGGTAACAAATTCTGGAACCGAAAATGATGCTATTCTGAATTTTGTGATCCCGCAGGGAGCGACAGGAAGCGTAGAGAACCTCGATACTGTAACTGTTACATTCCAGATCGATACGTCATACGCGAATATTTCGTCCGGCATGACTGTGGCCGCGCTGTTCAGCCGGCTGCAGCTGCTGATGGATATGATACTTATTACCGACACAGAAATGACCGCACTCGAGAACGCGCTGGGCATCAGCTGAGGGAGGAGGACAGATGAGCATTATTAGTATCACGCAAAAATTGGGGGGGCGCTGCGGTGTCTTAAACATCTCCGCAAGGAGGTGTCAGCATGAGCAGACTGTACAACCTTATGGACGCACTGATTGCGAGGACGGGAGCCGTTATGTCCGGAGCAGATATAACGACATCGGTCCCGGATGCAACCAAAACAAATACGGCAAGCATAACGCTGCCTGCAGGAGTCTGGATAGTGAACTTTCAGGTCGGCCTGAATGTAGGAAGTTCTCCGCATACATTTCAGGCAACTATAACAACCACATCAGACAACGCCTCGCAGCAGGTGTACTCGCAGGGCGTTCTGCGTCACAATCTGACGGCGATCCTCAGCATAGAGCAGAGCACAACAGTGTATGGAACCGTATATCACAACATCGGACAAGCAGGAACCGCGTTACAAAACAAATTGACGGCAATCCGTATCGCATAGCCATCATCCCCGAAAGGGGGTGGGCTCTGTGAGCAGGTTAAATACAGTGTTAGAAAAAATCATTGACGAGCTCACGACGAAGAGCACACAGATCACGCTGACAGCTTCTGGCGTATCTGCGACGTCCACACTATACAAGTGCGGGAAAGTCGTGATGCTCTCCATTCAACTTGGAAACGGGACAGCATTATCGTCACTTACGGGCGTAGATACTATCGGCACACTCCCAGAAGGATATAGACCACCCGCGCAAAGAGTATTTCCGATTGGTGCGAGAAATTCGGGCGCATGGGGGAGTGCGACATACTACAACGCTATAGTCAGTATAGAACAAAATGGCGTAATTTCGCTCCGTGGCAAAGCGAGCGACTTGAAACAGGCGCAGTATCTCATGGGAGCAGTCACGTTCTTGATATAAGGGGGAAATCATGAACAGATTATTTATCAGCAACGAAGCAAAATACAGACTGCTTCGTACCATCATACAGGGCATCATCGGAGTATTAATAGCGAACCTCGACCTCATCGTCGGGGTTTTTCATATCAGTGCCGGGTACAAGGCTTTGATAGTGGCTCTAGTAATGGCGATCCTGTCGCCGGTAATGGCGTCCATGGGCGCCGAGGAGATGCCCGAAAAGGGCGAACTACCGTATAACTACTGGGAAGGCGAGGAGGAAAACCATGGCAAAGGCGAGTGAAGTGCTGAAGGTGGCGGCGTCTCAGATCGGCGTCACAGAATCCCCAAAAAACTCGAACAGGACAAAATACGGGAAAGCGTTCGGAGAGAATGGCGTGCCATGGTGCGCCACTTTTTTATGGTGGGACTTCAAGCAGGCAAAAGCAGGATCCTTATTTCCACATAACAGCAACGCTGCATACGCGCAGGATCAGATCGTGAGCAAGTGCGGCGGAAAGTGGGCCATGAAAAAGAACACCAGCAAGGAGACACGGAAGGCATACCTGCGGATGGCAAAGCCGGGAGACGTGGTGTGCATGGACTTCGGAAGGATGGATGCGTATCGCTCTCATATCGGGATCGTCGAAAAAGTAGATGGAACAAATCTCATCTGCATCGAAGGAAATACCAGCAAGTCCGGAAGCCAGAGCAACGGAGGGATGGTCTGCCGCCAGGTAAGACCGTATACATATATCTGCTCCGCTGCCAGACCGGCCTACAGCGATGCAGCTCCGGTCGAGGAACCGAAGCCGGATCCGGTCACGAAGCTACTTCAGGTTGACGGGGTCCTCGGATACCAGACAGCCTGCCGGATGCAGACATGGCTCGGAACTACAGTAGACGGCGAGATCGGGCCGAACACGGTCCGTGCGCTCCAGAAGAAGATCGGAGCAAAGCCGGTAGACGGCAAATGGGGCAAGCACACCAGTGAGGTCTTCCAGAGATATCTGAACAAGAACGGGGCGAAACTGGCTGATGATGGTGTCTTCGGTAAGAAGAGCGTCAAGGCTCTGCAGGCATTCCTGAACAAGTATTACGCTCCGAAGCCGATGCCGACGCCGGATCCGAAGCCGACACCGAAACCGGCAGCTAAAACGAGCGCGGAAAAGATCTGCGATCAGGCGAAGGCGTGCGCATGGCCGGAAGGGACAGCCAAGAGCAAATACTCATATCCGGGAGGATCCGCAACGGCAGCCTTTAAGAAGGCAATCGAGACAGCATTCCCGAACCGGAGCAAGTGGGGCAAGCAGACCAGGGCCGGAGCATCCTGCGACGTATTCGTGGGAACCGTGATCCGGTCGACCGGGTATGATACCAAGTTCCCGAGAGGACTGGACGGAGTCGAGAAGCATTGTAAGGATAACCCGCTCTGGAAGAATACCGGGATCAGAGACCTGGACGAGCTGAAGCCGGGCGATGTCGTGTTCTATCTGTACAAGGGAGGCGGTCATATCTACATCTACGTCGGCAACGGCAAGATCGCGAACGCGCACTATAACGGGAAGACATACGGCATCATCCAGAAGATCAGCACGGCACGGAAGCCGGCAGACACAAAGAAGTTCATCGTATACAGAGCGGCGAAGTAGAAGGGGAGAAGATGGAAAAGGTCATAGATATCAGCGCATGGCAGGGCGTGATCCCGGTCAGCGTATTCCAAAGGCATCACAATGACGTCCCGAACGTGATCCTGCGGTGCTCATATACGAGCCAGAGCGGATTTAATCTGCATAAGGATAAAGTGTTCGACCAGAACATTAAAAACGCGTACAGGGCAAATGTGAAGGGAATCGGGGCATACCATTACAGCCAGGCCGTATCCGAGACGGAGGCGATCGAAGAAGCCAGGTACGTGATCGAGATCCTGAAACCATATAAGAACTGGATCACGCTGCCGGTGGCCTTCGACTGGGAATTCGGAGGGAGACTGAACGCAGCCCGGGCCCGGAAGATGGGAAAGCAGAGATGTAAGCAGATATGCGACGCCTTCTGCAGGACGATCAGATCCGCAGGGTACACGCCGATGGTCTACGCGAATCTGTCCACGCTGAACGGATACATCGCAGAGGACATCTACAAGACATGGAAGATCTGGGTCGCGCAGTATGCCAAGAGATGCGACTACAAGCATGACATCTACATGTGGCAGTACACCAGCTCCGGAAGGGTCTCCGGGATCAGCGGGAAGGTGGATCTGAGTTATCTGTACAAGGACGACCCGAAGCCGCAGGGGATCACGTATCCGGGCAAGCTGCCGACGCTTCCGAAACGTGGATGGTTCACTTCCGGAGACACTGGTACGCAGGTAAAGCTCCTCCAGGTCTTCCTGAACTGGTACTTCGGATATGAGCGCCTGGATCCGGACGGAGAGGTGGGGAGGCTCACCATGGACGCTGTCCGCGATTTTGAAAAAGCAGAAGGGCTGAAGGTAGACAGGGGCGCCTTCGGGAAGGAGTGCCTGGAAAGAGCGAGAATAGTACGGAGGTGATCGGGATGAGTGAAGCGGTCGGAACAATCATCGGGTACATCGTAGGATCACAGGCTTTATTCAGCTTTCTGACGGTGGTGGTGACAAAGCTGCTTGATAGGAAGTCCACGACCAGAAAGATCCTCGCGGCGGTATCATACTCAGAGTTATCAGAAAAAATCGAGCAGAGGCTGGACGAAGACTTCGCGACGCCAGAACAGAGGCGTGAGATAGACGTCCTCTATGAAGCATACAAAGCGGCAGGATGGAACGGGGACATGGAGGCAAGGATGAAAAAGGTCTATGATCTTCCGACCAAAGACCTGCATAGGACAGCATAAAAGAAACCGGAGCATAAAGCTCCGGCCTTTTTTATTGAGTCGGATTCTGGTATAATCAAAGACGTGACCTCCTTGCCGGCACGGAATCCGGTGAGGACATGGGCTGGGGATGCGTCCGCGGCCCATTTTTATTGAAAGATGGATCCGACCAGAAGAATGCTGCCGCGATATATGGCAAGGGTTCGATTTGATGTACCTATGCTCCACCAATCAGGACACAGGTCGAACTCGAGAAGATCAGTCTTCTGGAGTCCCTCGTGTCCTTTTATATTGAATTCTACGATCAGATGATCCTCATGCAGAAGGACCTGATGGACGAAGATCCGAATCACATCTGCATCCGTGGTCTGCTCTCCAAGGAGCGCCAGCTGCAGACCGGCGCGGATCATGTCGCGCGTCAGAGCGGGTTCACACTGCAGCTGATCAAGATCTGCCCGGAGGATCGCGCGGTCCTCCTCCAGCGTGGACAGTTTATCAGCCAGGGCAGGAGAGGATCCGTTCTCCATAATGTGATCGACGATGCCGTCGATCTTTTTTTCTATACGTTTCAGATTGTCCACCAGCGCCGCAGATTTTGCCTGTGTGCGATCTTCTTCCAGATGTAAGGCAAACAGTCGATCGACAATGGTATCGATGCGCTCAGGATCAGACAGGACGTCACGGACATACTGGGCGACTGTATGCTCTATCAGATCCCGGGGTATGTTCTTCCGGTCCTTCGAGGGGCATTTGTAATAATAATGGACTGCGCCGGTCTTTGAAGTTCCGGAGGTCCCGGTCATGTGCTCGCCGCAGATCCCGCAGATCAGCTTCCCGGTCAGGGCGAAATCTCCGCGCGGCCGGTGGGGTTTATTCTTAGCTATCATCTTCTGCACCTTGTAAAAAGTATTCTCATCTATCAGCTGAGGCATTCCGCCTTCAACTTCCATCCCATTGTACACATAATAACCACAGTACTTTTTATTCGTCAGGATCTTCCGGACCGTCCCGGAGGAGAATGGCTTCCCTTTCGATGTAGTAAAACCGAGGCCGTTCAGATAGCGTGAACAGTCAGCGAACGAGGATCCGGACAGATACATACGGAAGACCTCCGCAACGTGCGGTGCAGCATTCGGATCCGGATGATAGGATCCATCCTGCAGGGCGTATCCGAACGGAGTCGGCCCGCCGGTCGAGAGACACTTCCGAGCCTTGACGTCCATCCCGCGCCGGATCTTCTTCGACAGCTCAGCGGAGTAATAGACGGCCAGAGACTCCAGGATCCCTTCGAACATGATCCCTTCCGGACCGTCCGGGATATTCTCCGAGGCGGACTCCACGACAACGCCGCAGTCGCGCAGCGTCTTTTTATAGATCGCAGAATCGTATTTGTCGCGGCTGAAGCGGTCAAGGGAATAGACAACGACCACATCAAAGCTGCCGGATCTGGCATCATCGATCATACGCTGGAACGCCGGACGCTTATCCGTCCTTCCGGAGATATGCCGATCAGCATACATCCGGACATATTCATAATCCTTCCGCGCGATGTAGTCCTGGCAGACCTTCTCCTGTCCTTCGATCGAGACATCAGTCTGGCTCGGGCCGGCGGAGTATCTGGCATAAATTACAGACCTTCTCATTGGTTATTGACTATTGCTCCATAGATTATCTGAAGAAGGCGGATGATTTCCTCATTCTGTCGCATGAGGATCATATTTTGTTCGACCTGTGCGCGCTCCATCTCCATGAGAAAAGTCTGATTCGCGTCTCCGGAGAGAAGCGAGCCAAAGGAGTACAGCTTCGAGCCGGCGAGTGAAGCGGAGATCTCCTTGACGGAATCGATGTTCCGGGCATGAAGATCATCCAGATTGTAGTGATCGAAGTCTAGTCCGAACTTGTCAAGCTGGACGCGAGACTTGTACGCCTCTTTTTCCTGCCGGGCGATGGCAGTAGGGTCATTGGCCAGATCATAGCGCACCTGATCCAGAGTGAGGTTATTGCTATTTGTCATCATCCCATAACCGGCGAGCTTATAGCAGTCCATGCAGATACAATTCCCGTCTGCCAGTCGGACTCTGCTCGCCATCCCGACCATTTTTCCACAAATTGCGCAGGTTTCCTTAGCCATATCAAATACCTCCAATCATTCAAGCAGTTTCAGCCACGGCGGACGGCGCGGTCTTTAAATATAAGCCGGAAGCCTGAAGATCTTTAGCGTAGTCAAAAACCTTCTGCTGTCCAGCATCATTAAGCTCTTTTACTATTGTGAGGAGCGCCGCCTCTGAAGCGGTTAAAGAATCGCCGGTGGGTTTTATATCCGGGGCATCATCTACAAGAGAGCCCTTCGAGATATGGAAATGTTCTGCAATTCTTTGGATCGCTCCCATACGAGGTTCAGCAGTACCGTTTTCCCATGTGGAGACTGCCTTGTCTGAAACGCCCGCGATCTCGCCAAGTTCAGACTGAGTAAGATCATACTGCAAACGCAGATTTTTTATATTCTCTGAAATGCTCATTTGAAAAACCTCCATATAGTAGAAGATATTATATAATTAAAATAGATAATAATCCATTGAAAAGTGAGAAAAACCATCAAAAAGGTGGAAAATATATTGACACTCTAATTATTTTAGAGTAACATGAAACAAAAAACGGAAGGAGGAAGCAGGGTGCAAATTACAATGAAACAGGCAAGAATCGGAGCAAATATGACGCAGAAGGAAACTGCCGATCAGATGGGCGTACACGTGCAGACCTATCAAAGAATGGAATCACATCCGGAAGACGTAACGATAAAGCAAGCAAAACTTTTCGCTGCTATAACAGGCGTAAAATTTGAAGATATTTTTTTTACATCGGACTCTAATTAAATTAGAGTATTGAGAAGAAAAATAATTAGGAGGAAAAGGAAATGTTCGAGTGGATCGAGGAATTGATGGAAGCAACAGGATGCGACTGGGACACAGCGGCGAGAGAATACGACGCGATGCACAATCCGGATTATAACGCGGACGACTACGACGCGGATCCGTACGACTGGGGTCTGTAGAGACCAGGAGAAAGACCATGAACGAAGAGATGATCATAGACATCGACGCCATCGAGCGCCAGTGCCTGAAAACGATCCTCGCGATAATTGAGGACTATTACGCGAACGGAGGGACAGGAGACCCGGTGAAGGATGCGGAACTCCGGAGACAGAACAGGCAGGAAAAGCCAGGAGGAGAGTCATGAAAAGAAAAAAGGAATGGTTCGAGGTCGGGATATACGCAGTATCGATGATACTGTTCATCGCAATGATGATGCTGGCATACAACAGCGTGGTGCCGGCATACCAGTGAGATACAAATCAAAGCCGAACTGGATCGCTCAGGAGGAGGAAGCGCTGCAGGACGAGAACACGAGACGGATACTCAGGCAGCTGAAAGGAAGGAACTGCCCGTCCAGAGCGTGGACGGTCGGAAAAATGAGAAAGGAATATGCACGGTATGGAAAAATTGAAAACAATGACGGGGACATGCCAGTTTTGCGGGCAGACGAAGATGCTACAGGTAGCAGATCAGGAGCAGGCGGACCGCATGGCGACAGAAAGCTGCGACTGCCCAGGAGGAAAAATCGCAAAGCGGGAAAAACTTGTGTCAGAACGGCTCGATGAGCTGATCGGGGAACTGGCACCGGAGAACAACTGGGATCCGGTAGATCCGGAAGCGTATGAAAAGATACTGGATCTGGCATTCATGATCGTGGAAGGGAAGATGGAATCTATCGCCATACGGATCGACCACACGAATCTTAAAGTCAGGAATGCCGGAGGCAAGATCATCGTGGAGAGGTCGAAGTCAGTGAAGCAGGGGGGCAACATTGAGCAGTGACATATTAAAGGACTATTACCGAAGCTGTCCGTTCCCGAAACCGAAGGAGACGAAAAAGAAGAAGCAGCAGAACGGGTACAAAGATAAACCAAACAGGATCTGCTGGTACACAGGACAGCCCGGAGCGGAGAGGCATGAGATCTTCGGAGGGCCTAACAGATCGACATCGATCGAGCACAGGTTCCAGGTAGATGTCTGTCCGGAGATCCACGCAAGGCTGCATGCCAATGCGGACGACTGGGCGCGGATCGAGAACCTGAAGTGGAGCATGTACTACCAATACACATATGAGCAGAAGCTGATCCAGGAGTTCGGACTGGATCCGGAGGAGGCAAGAAGGTGCTGGATGGCAATGATAGGAAGGAACTATCTCCCGTAGAGGCTGCGAGAGAAGCGCACATCAAAATGTATGGGTCGTTCCTGTACTGCACAGAAAGAGACACATTGTGTACCTTCATGGACGGAGCATGGGAAACGGGATGCAAAAGGGAAACGTGCATTCTGGACGACCCGGATTACATAGCACTGCAGAACAGGATCGAGCACAACCGGAAGCGGGCAGCGTTCCGGAAGACGGAAGATGAACAGGCGGCGCAGATCAGAAACCAAAAGAACATGATCCGGTCGCATGAGAAGAGAATGATGGACAAGATCCACAAACTGGAGGAGCAGTCGCAGCAGGCGTTCCGGGATAACCGGCCGGCAGACGGAGAGACGCTGTTCAACCGGGCGAGGATCATGCGCGGAGAGCTGAAAGAGTACATCGAGAGGAAAAAAGGAAAATGAAGAAGATCTATTTGAGCGGGCCGATCACAGGCCGGAAGCCGGTGGAAGCGTTAATACACTTTGAGCTTGTAAAGATAAAGCTGGAGCGCGCGGCGGAGAAAATGGAGGAAAAAGCACTGATCATATCTCCGGAGGACCTGATCAAGATGCAGCTGGAGTGGGAGTCATACATGAAGATCGCAAAGGCAACGATCGAGGATCCGACGGTAGACGCCGTCTGCATGATGCGAGGCTGGGAGAAGTCAGACGGATGCAAGCAGGAACTCCTGTGGGCGGTATCCAGTGGGAAGACGATCATATGGGAGCCGGGAGCGCTGATGCTGAAGGACTGGATCCAGGCGTGGAAGGACAGAAGAAAAGAGAACGATGAATAAATTTACTGTTATCGATATGGAAACCGGAGAGCAGATGGAGATCCAGGGCGAGCTGACGCTGACGCCGGAAATGACGGAAAAAATGAAGCAGGAAATGGACATGGAATTCCTGGAAGGATTCAGTGCAACGATAGAAATGAAGCCGCTGAGCGCTCTGAAGATGAGATGGGCATTCGGGATATTCCCACCGGGCGTCCCGCGCCGCAGGATCAGAAGACCGGAGTGGAGAGATCTATGAAGAGTAGACGGGGAGGATACATAAGGAAGAAGAAGTGGTACCAGAGGTTCATGGCATGCGACCGGACGATCTGCCCGCACTATACACCGCACAGGGAACCGGTGATCCGGAAGAAGGACGGAAGAATGATGATGCTGGACATCTGCGGGAACACGTTCAGCTGCAGAGACCGGTGGAAAGTCATGAACTGGATTAGGAGGATCACAAGATGAAGGAACAGAAGAAGACAGTGGTGCAGATCATCGAGGAAGCGGTCGCAGAGTTCTGCAACAATTACTGCAAGTATCCGTATGAGATAGAAAGACAGGAAGAACTCGACAAGATCTGCGAAAGATGTCCGTTTGAAAAGATTGTATGAAAGGAACAGGGATGAAAACAGAAGAATTGCAGAAGATCATGAACCGTCAGTTCGATGTGTGTATGAATATCATGGCCGGGAAGAGTGAGGAGTACACAGAAGGATCTGAAGATAAGCTGGAACACTTCAAGGCAGCTGCGGCGCTGATGGGGGTCACTCCGGAGGCGGCGCTGATGGGGATGTTGTCGAAGCATCTGGTCTCCGTGGCGGACATGTGCATGGATCAGCGCGGATCCGCAGCATACTCACAGGAGAGATGGAGCGAGAAGATAACAGACTCGATGAACTATCTGTTTTTACTGAAGGCGATCGTGGAAGAAAACAGAATCATGACATGGGATGAGGTCGAACAGGAGGCAGACAATGAAGCATGAGATTCCGGAAAGAGAGTGGGACAAGATCATGAGGCTGTACATCGAGCAGAAAAAGGAACCGGATCAGGACGAACCGCTCCGGGAAGAACAGATGCCAAAGTGGGAAGACATGGAAGCACTGTAAGGAGAAGATATGTTCAAAGTGGAGACAATGGTAAGTGTACCGTTTGAGTTTTGTGAAGACTGCAGCCTGCTGGAGATCCGTCAGGAAACGCTATACACAGATGCAAGGCCGTTCGCTACGATCATGACCTGCGAGCACGCGGGGATCTGCGAGCATACGGTGGACCTGCTGCGGCACAGCGAAAGAAGGAAGCAGAAAGATGGAGAAGAATAGGACGGGGAACCTGAGAGGTATGTGCTTCACGCCAAGATGGGACCTGTGCGTCGAGTGTGGGGCGCCGATCTGGAAGGACGCAGCGAAAAGACAGCTATGCACAAAGTGCAGAGAAAAACACGCGGAGATCCAGAAGGCAAAGCAGCGGGCGCGTTCCATGAGCACATACAGAAGAAAAAAGAAAATCCAGATAGAAGAACCGGAGAAGATAACACCAAGCACTGTGTGCGAGGTATGGAACATCTGTAAGTACGGGAGCCATTACGGAGGCGGCGGGTGCGGGTACGTGACCATAACAGGGGAACTGAGAAGCCTCGGTGGAAAGCATCCAATCATAGAAGGAAGGTGCGATCTGTACCAGGCGAAAAGAAAGAGAAGAGAGACAAAGGGATGATATTCATTACTGCGACAATAGCTCTGGTATCCGGGTACGTAGTCGGAACAGGCGTAACGCTGGCATGGGAGTGGGGGAAGCTCAGGAAGGTGCACAGACGATACGGATCGCAAAAGTGGATCCCGGTGAGCGAGAGACTTCCGGAGGACTGCGATCCGGTGCTCGTGACATATAAATGGTCAAAGACGGACCGGGAAGTGGAGATCGGAGAATACTGGGGCAAACCGTCAGAGATCTGCCCGGAAGAAGAGAAGGGCTGGGGAAAAGACGGAGAACACGTAACAGCATGGATGCCGTTACCAGAGCCGTGGAAGGATGGTGAAGCATGAGACTGATTGATGCGGACGCATTAAAAGAAAACTGCTATATCAAACGTGGCAACGACACGATAGGTATGCGGCAATATGTTATGTTCCATGAGATTGATGACGCACCAACCATAGATGCCGTAGAGGTGGTCAGATGCCGAGACCGTAAGAATCGTGGCAGATATGCGATTTGTGATTTTCTTTGTGACGATGGATTTTGCTTATACGGAGAACGCAGAGAGGATGGTGAGGAAGATGTTCGACTGTAGTGTATACAACAAACTAAACGTACATTCGGTAAGTGGAACACTTATTAAAAGCCATCCGAAGTCAAGAATCGTGAGATTCCACATGACAAGTGGTATGGCAAATGCGGCCTTCGATGTAAGACAGCCGGAAATAAACCATGAAAAAGTGGTGATACTTCAAGTGATGTTATGCGGAGACAAAGAGCTTCTTGTCGAGTATATAAGAGAAGCAGATTGTGGAGGCGAGGAAGAATGATAGGAATATGGGTCGGAATTATTATTTTCGCAATCGCAGGGATAATCGGAGCGTTAATAGCTGCCACAGCTGACCACAGCAAAGCAGGAAAAATCGGAGGGGCGATCGCCTGCATTGTAATTGCAGGATCGATATGCTTCGGCCTGCACTGGATCCTGTATAGCACTGAGGGCGGAAAGAGAATGCAGAAGACGTTCAAGTCAAACACGGACGGCGGACTGTATAGAGTGGTGAAAGTGTACGACATGGAAGGAGATCAGATCGCTGAGTACAAAGGACAGTTTGACGTCGAGGAGCACCAGACCGAAGGCGTGACAAAGATCAAGTTCGATCTAAATGGAAAGAGGCACATTATTTATTCTTCGACCGGGACGGTCATCATTGACGAGATTCCGAAGGGAGGCGAGGAAGAATGATTTATGATTGGTTTGCTACCATCATATGTTGCGGTTATGAAATCCGACACTTTGTAAGAAAGATGGTCTGCAAGGATTATTATACTGAGTCGCACGGTCTTGGAATGTGTGGGGCATCGTCTAAGACATGTTTTTGCGAGTATCGTTGGTGTCCAAAGCGGAAAGGACGGTGAGGAATGAGACGGTGGATAAAAATGATGCGCATCTTCCTGGGGTGCCTGTTCCATGTAAAAGGATACAGCTGGTTCGCGCCGTGGGTGCGCGACGAGTTATACAGAGAGGGCGAAGACAATGAGTGACCTGATACACAGAACAGATCTGTTCAACAAGCTGGCGGGTGTAAAGGCTCCGCCGGAGGCGAACGAGTACAAAGCAGAAGTGTATGGAGTGATCCAGGGACTTCCGGAAGCAGAAATATTTGTGGTGACGGAGATAAGGCGGGGAAAAGAACCGATACACACGGTATTCGATAACGAGACGGCGGCGAGAGCGTACTCGTATTATCTAATGAAGACATGTACGGAGTCATGGGTGCTGGTGGATAAATGCCATATCTTTTCAAAGTTCACATGGAACAGGGAGGACTGACATGTTCAGAAAAAGCACACCGCCGTCGCCGGAAATAATCAGGATCCCGCCTCCGCCGGTAGAGTTCACACTTGCGAAGGCGATCAGGTACATCACAGGATACTGCAACAAGCATCCAAGATGCGAAGACGGATGCAAGCTGCACGACGAGGATCAGGGAGGATGCAAGATCAGAGGGACAAGCCCGTGCAACTGGGACGAGATAGAGAAGGAGCTCAAAGAAAACGAGTGTAAAACCGACCGTTTTTAACTACGCGAAATATGAGGAAATGAAACAGGAAATCGAGCGGCTGAAAAAAGAAAACACGAATCTGCGGATAAGGTGCCGAATAGCGGAGGACAATACAGGAGTCATGCGGCAGGAGATGGAGCTCGACAAACTGGAAAAGTTTCTGCAGCAGAACGGGTATAAATACGAACGAATCGAAAGACAGGGCGGGATCGGAGAAGATCGCCACCAGATCAGAGTTTTCGATGAAGAAAACGGGAAAGAGCTGTTCGATGTAATATGCCAGCGCGGATCCTACGGATACGAGGAAGGACTGCTGGAGGCGATGGGGAGCATCGTAAACGAAAAGGAAATAGGAGACAGGGTCGAAGGATATCTGACAGCGGATGAGATCATAAGGAGGATTAAGGGATGAAGAAAAGCCCGGGAAGAAAAGAACGCCGGCAGAATGCCAGGGCGAACAGAAAAGCGGAAGGAAGGATCCGCGCCAGGAAGAACGAGATCGCACAGAAGATCGAGAATGAAAAGCGCAGGAAGATAAAACCCAGCGAGTTAGTAGGTAATAAGGAGAAGAAATAATGAAGAAGATGACGATCACAGAAGCGCTCAGGGAGCTGTCCCTGTACGACGAGAAGATCGCGAAGGCACTGATCGGGAAGCAGTTCATCGGCATTGCCAGGGGAACAGAGACAAAGGAAGTGCTGGAGCATGTAGAGAAGCAGCGGAAGGCGGACTATGAATCGATCGTACAGATAATAAAGAACAGAGACGAGATCAAGGCTGCGGTCATGCTCTCCAATGCCATCACGAAGGTGACTGTGGCAGGGAAAGAGATGACTGTCACAGAGGCGATCGACAGGAAACATTCCATCGAATACAAGGAAGAGCTCCTGAGAGTGCTCGAAGGACAATATGCGCAGGTACTGAAACGACAGGATCAGCTCGCAGATCAGCTGGAAAAAGAAGTGCGGGAAATGCTGATGCAGATCGCAGGATCTGACGCGTCCGGAATCGAGGATAAGCAGGCGATTTTAGAAGAGGCATACAGGAAGACGCACGAATATAAACTGGTGGATCCGATCGGAGTAGAGGCAGAGATCGAGAAGCTGCATGAAGAAATCGACGGATTCAGGGCAGACATAGACACGCAGCTGGCGCTGTCCAATGCGGTGACATTCATCGAAGTGGAAATGTAGTATAAATGGCGCGGGCATCGCGAGAAAAGCAAAAGCATCCGGGCAGGCTGCCGGCCTGAACAGGCAGCGTGATCATGCGGAGATCATAGAGAGTAGCTCAATGGGTAGAGCGCACGGCGAGAAACCGTGAGGTTATAGGTTCGAGTCCTATCATAGAATTTGGCGAATGCTCAGACAGAAGGTCTGCGCTCCGGTTCGAATCCGGATTAAAGCTGAAACGTAAAAAATGAACCGTGAATGATCAAAAGTCAAAAATACTTCAAGTAAAAACAGAAACTTCAGCGATTAACATTAGAAAAAATCCCCGGCGAAACTTTATGCCGGAGATGCGGCTGGCTTTTCAATCGGGGCAGCGATGTCCGCGCCTTTTATAAATAATGGAGGGAAACATGAGAAGAGAGATCGGATATGAGGTGATTCAGACATACGGGGTATTCGATGAAACGGAGAGCGGATGGACGAAGGAGGTCAACCTGATCAGCTGGAACGGGAACGAACCGAAGATCGACATCCGCTCCTGGAGCCCGGACCATACGAAGAGCTCCAAGATCGGAACGCTGAGCAAAGAAGCAGCGCAGAGACTGGGGCAGATCCTGGTAGAGCTTGCAATCAATAAATAAGGAAGAAAACCGGGCGAGAGCATCGCGGAAGCGTGCCTCGCTCTGATCCAAATAGAAATATTAACAACTCGCCACACAAAGAAATGTATAGAAGATTCACGACCATAGCAGGGAAGACGATCATCACGAGGATCACAGACTCCAGCAGGATCCGCACAGGCAAGGCCAGGAAGCCGAAGACGAATCCGACGCCGGACGCTGTGAAGAAGATCAACAGAATGAACCAGGAGCGGGAGCTGACAGCTAAGCTGAACGCGAGCTTCACGCCGGGAGACTGGTGGATCACTCTGTCGCATCAGCAGATGGTAACACCGGACGAGTCTCTGACTCTGGTCGGAAAGCTGAAGCGCGGTCTGCAGAGATACTGCAAGAAGCATCAGATCCCGTTCAGACTGATCGAGACCATGGGGATCGGAAGCCAGAACGGAAAGCCGCATCATCATATCGTTCTGAACAAGGAAGTACCGCTGGAGGTGCTGTATAGATACTGGCCGGAGGAAGACACATTCGCGCAGCCGCTGAAAGGATACAACTATCAGAAGGTGGCAGCATACATGATGAAGAACGCGGAAGAGTCGAAAGATTGCAGAGGAAAGCACAAGAAGGCGTTCCGCTGCAGCAGACAGGTGTCAAGGCCAGAGCCGCGCGTGGAGCAGATGAAAAGACAGGCGACATTCGACACGGAAGATCTGAAGGCCAGGGAAGGATACGCCATAGACAGAGACAGCATCAGGAAGTACGAGCATCCGATCACAGGAGCGTGCTGCCTGGAATACATAGAGGTCAGCCTGGAACCGCAGCCGCGGATCAAGCAGTATTACAAAGGCAGGCCGGCGAAGTGGGAGCCGCTCTATCCGGAAGAATGGGGAGAGCAGCTCTCTATTGATGATATCTTAGCTTGAGAGGAGGGACGACGCCGTTGGAGAAGAACAGGGCGAAAGCATACCTGTGGAGAATCAGGAAGATCGAAAAGGACATCAGGAACATCGAGGACATGATCAGGGATGTGAGAGAGGAACAGGAGACGATCCGGAGCGCATGGCCGGATGGACAGCCGCACGGGACCGGGACAACAGATCCGACGGCGCAGGCCGTCATAGATTTGGAAGTCAAGATCGGAGACTACGAGAGAAAACTGATCAGGGACAAGTCGGATCTCTGGAAAGCAAAGATGGACATACTGGACACGATCAGCAAGGTGCGGGATGCAAATCTCTCGCGGCTGCTGTATTTGTTTTACATAGACGGAAAGACGTGGGAGGAAGTAGCAGTGGAACTGCATTATTCCTACAGGCACACAACGAGAAGACACGGAAGAGCGCTGCAGGAAGTCGACAAGATCTTAGATCAGAAGATGTCCTATAATGTCCCACGGAAGCCGTGATATATTTATGCTGAGGAAATAGAGAAAAGGACAGAGCAGCTGGAGGCAGCTGCTTCTTTTTATGTCATGAAGAGCAGATACAAGGACCAGAGATGGATCCGGAAGAGAAAAGCGATCCTGTCAAGAGACGGATACAGATGCCAGATCTCCGCAAGGTACGGCAAGAACGTGCCAGCGGACACGGTGCACCACATCTTCCCGCTGACAGAGTATCCGCAATTCTGGCTGTGTGACTGGAATCTGATCAGCGTATCAAGAGAGGCACACGATCGGATGCACGACAGGAACACAGGGAAGCTCACCGAAGAAGGCGAAGCGCTCATGAAGAGAGTGGCCAGGAAGAGAGGGATCGAACTATGAAAACAGAATGGAAGGAAGGATTTCCGGAAAAGAGAGGGATCTACAAGTGCAAGGTCGACGGGAAAGAGACCGTACTGACACATCACAAGTGTAATTTATCCGGGAAGCATCGGTGGTCGACGGTGGACGGATACGATGTGATCGCGGATAAGATCGAATGGAGCGAGGATCCGGTGATGTGATCCCCCCCCCTATCGCGATAGATTCATCGGAAATACGGGAC